TGTTAATTGGATTAAGTTTCAATACAAAGAGCTAAAAGAAAATGTACAAACTCACAAAAGAATCATAGAACGACTAAGAAGAAAAGGGTTAGACCAACACTTTCCTGAATTACAAGAGGACTTTTAAATGACTGTAAAAGAACTCAACTCAATCTTAGTATATTGTAAGGTGAATAATTTATATGAAATAGAATATGTAGGTGCAATCGGAGATATTGGAGAAAACCTACAAGAATCTTTACAATTATATTGCCATAGATTAAATATGTTTGTATCAGTAAAAGATATTATAACCAAAGCCAAGAAACATGGCTATGAAGGTTTGGGATAGTTGTGATGAAACTAAGAAAGGAAATCTTACCCTACATCACATGGCTTGGCAGCTTATCCCAAAAGAATTATGAAAAATAAAATACTATGTGGAGATAGTTTAGAAGTCTTAAAAGACTTTGAGGATAATTACTTTGATAGTGTAGTTACAGACCCACCTTATGGACTTGCCTTTATGGGAAAGAAATGGGATTATGATGTACCACAAGTAGAACTTTGGAAAGAAGTATATCGTGTCCTAAAACCAGGTGGGCATATCCTATCTTTTGCAGGTTCAAGAACTTATCACAGAATGGCAGTTAATATAGAAGATGCTGGATTTGAGATAAGAGATATGTTAGGGTGGTTATATGGTAGTGGCTTTCCTAAATCACATAATATTGGAAAAGCAGTTGATAAGTTGCAAGGTAATAAAAGAGAAGTTATAAGAGAAGAAAAATATCCTGATAATAGAAGCAAAATTATCAATTATGATGCAAGAAGTAGCAAAGATAGAAAAAAAGATAAAGGAAATTCACAATGGGAAGGTTGGGGAACTGCACTAAAACCTGCACACGAACCTATTGTAATGGCAAGAAAACCATTTAACACATCAGTAGCAGAAAATGTCTTAACACATGGCACAGGTGGAATAAACATAGATGAGTGTAGAGTTGGAACTGAAAAAAGAAAAAGTAAAGGTATGTCATCATTAGGTGTAATGCACGATGACGATTGGAAGCCGAAAGATATTGAAACTGAATCTACAGGAAGATTCCCTGCAAACATAATCCACGATGGAAGTGAAGAAGTATTAAAAGTATTTGAAGAAAGCAGTAGATTCTTTTATTGTGCCAAAGCAAGTAAAGCAGAACGAAATATGGGGTTAGATGAATTATCTACTAAACAAACAACAGGTGGGGGTGGATTAACTGCACCTAAAGATAAGGATGGAAATTATATTTCTGCAAGTGCTGCAGGTAAATATGGAAGTGTTAAAGCAGCACAAAAAAACCACCACCCAACAGTAAAACCAATCAAACTAATGGAATATTTAGTAAGACTGGTAACACCCAAAGAAGGAATCGTATTAGAACCCTTTGCAGGTAGTGGAACAACATTAATCGCTTGTAAGCAACAAGGATTTAATTATATAGGCATAGAAAGAGAACAAGAATATTGCGATATAGCAGAAGCAAGATTAAAAGCAGTCCAAGTACAAGGAGAATTGTTTTGAAAAACAATATCGAAAACACAGCAAGAAGTTATCAGGATTTGATTGATGAGGTCGAACAAGAACAAGCAAAAATGCTACAAGAACTAAAGTATGTACTTACAGGAGTAGTAGCAGGTAGAGAACTAACTGAACAAGAATATCAATCTTTCTACGATAGAACCATATACAAGAAACCTTTTGCAGATATAGCATTTAACATGAGAATATCAGAATCGGCTTGTAAGACTTACTATAATCGAGCCATCAAAAAACTATCTAAACAAGCCACATTGATAAAACATCTGCTAAGAAGAAGATGATAAAATTGTTTGATGCTTTTGCAGGAGTTGGTAGTCCACACTTTGCATTGAAACGACTTAAAATTCCTTATGAATGTATTGGGTTTTCTGAAATAGATAAATCTGCTATAAAAATATATTCTCAAAATCATCAATCTTTTTTCTATGGAGATATAACTAAAATTAATCCAAACGAATTGCCTGACTTTAATTTTTTTACTGGTGGATTTCCATGTCAGGCATTTTCAACTGCAGGTAGTGGTAAAGGTGAATTAGATACAAGAGGTACTTTATTCCATGATATTATAAGAATCTGCAAAGCAAAGAAACCTGAAAATATACTTTTAGAAAATGTAAAAGGTTTAATATCTAAAAGACATAAACATACTTTTCAAACCATTATTAAATCATTACAAAACATAGGATATAATGTGCATTGGGAATTGTTGAATAGTAAAGACTATGGAACACCACAAAATCGTGAAAGAGTATGGATATATGCAACTACAAAGGACATACCACTATTTTTTAAACTTGCACCTAATGTTAGTACAGTAGAATCAATGGAATTATATCTTGATAAAAATCCTGATAAGTCATTGTATAAAACACAAGAGCAAATACAGAAAGGAAAACAATTAGGCAGATTGATTGACTTGTATGAAAAAGATTATAACAAAGATGAATATTATTTTGGAGATTTGTATAACAAAAGTATTAAGAAAATCAGTCCAACTTTGGCAGAAGTACACCATAATCTCATAAGAGTAATAGAACCTATAAAAAACAATGAATATCAAGTAAGAAAGTTGTCTATTGCAGAACATTATAGATTAATGGGATTTAAAGATGAAGAAATAAACTGGGGAAATGAATCTTATGCTAATGCTTGTAATAGAGCAGCAAATGGATGGGATATAAATGTATGTACACAAATTATAGGAAATATTATCAATGAATAAGTTAGATAAAGCATACAAGCAATTAAAAGAACTATCGAATAGTAAAGAGTATAATCATTATCTACATGGAAAGTATTTTGAATATAAACAACAACTAAAAACCATTAATAAAACCTTAGGGGAAGGAATGAAATACATCACCGACAACAGAACCCCTGAAGAACACTTTATTGATATATGTAGAGGATGGTTAGTAGAAGATGTCTTTGCTTATTTATTTACCCTACCACAATATAAGGAATTGACTTTATCCTTTGACAATCATGACCAAGATAGAGTCATTAGGGTGCTAAGAAGACAAATCACATCATCCCCTGATTTTAAAATCGCCCACAATAACCAAACCATATCAGTAGAAGTACAATCACTTTTTGTTGATATATCTTTTTTTCACATTAAAGAACATAAAGCAAAAAAACTTACTGACAATAACAGTTATCTGATTCAATTCAATATACCTCACAAACAAATAGTAGTATTTGAGCCACATCAGGTCAAATTAGGCACATACAAGCTAATAGAGGACTTTAGCACCGAAACCATAAAGAAATATGGATATAAATACATAATAAATGACCTACCTGAAGATATGATTATATCAAACTTCGTCGATAAATTGCCTAAAAAAATAATTTCTCTTTTTTCTTGACATTTGTTTTAGAACCCCCTATATTATAGTGTTAATTAAACTAAAGGAGATTAAAATGGAAATAAAATTTAAAAGACACAATTCTGAAGGACACACTCTTTATGAATTAGTAGAACCTAAAGGATACGAACAAGTTGTTGAAATTCACAATGATACAAAAAGAAAAGATAGATTAGGATATGGCTGTTGGTTAGTAACTGATATCAATGATGATAGAGAAGAATTTAAAACATTGAGGGAAGCCAAAGAACATCTATTAATGAGATTAGGTTTAAATCAATTTATGAAATAATTGTAATACCTCTTAATATCAGTTAAATGCAGAAAGCCCCTCAATCGAGGGGTTTTTTGTAGTCCTCAAAAAAAAATCTTTCTCAACAATATCAACACTTACAAGCATTTATAAGACTTTACTAAGGGTTTCTTGTAGTCTTTTTCCCTATATAGTAGAAGGGCAACCTTCCTTTCGTTTTTACGAACAACATAACCTTCAAATAGTGGGGTGATTAGTTTGGCTGCAGCTAAAACAAAAGTCGCTGTAAAACAAGGAAAAAACAGCGATAAAAAGAAAAACGATAATTTGGTGAAATACCAATGGAAAAAAGGGCAATCAGGAAACCCTAAAGGGCGACCTAAATCAGGATTTGCCCTAAACGAGTATATAACCAATCTTGCTAATGTAGAATTAGAAGATAAAAAGACCATGCTTGAAGCAGTTGTTGGCAAGGTATATGAAGAAGCATTAGATGGTAATATGACTGCAATTAACTTTTTAGCAGATAGAATCTTGGGTAAACCAAGTCAAAGCATAGGAATTAAAGATGTTTCAGATGAACCGATTAAGGTATTTGATATAGATGGATTGGACGATTGATGCCACAAGAAAAGAAATTCTTAAAGACAAGACAAGATATAAAATCTTATCCTGTGGTAGAAGATGGGGGAAGTCTTATTTCTCCATTTTATTTTTATTGTCAAAACCTTTTAAAAGAAATGAAAGAAGATGGATTGTCTTTCCTACATATAGACAAGCTAAAATGGTATCTTGGAGTATCCTCAAAGACATTTTTGCAAAGAAAGAAGTCAGTATTAATGAAACTGAATTATCTATTACTCTTAACAATGGGGCAAAGATTGAACTCAAAGGGGCAGACAAACCAGACAGCCTTCGTGGAGTTTCCACAACAATGGTAGTATTAGATGAGTACAGTTATATGAAAGAAAATGTTTGGGGAGAGATCATACAACCAACTTTAGCAGAAACAAAAGGATCAGCACTATTTGTAGGAACTCCTACTGGTGTACAAAACCACTTTTATGATCTATTTGTAAAAGGACAATCTAAAGGTGGAGATTATAAGTCCTGGCAATTTACCACATTGGAAGGTGGCTTTATTTCTGAATCAGAAGTAGAGAATGCCAAAAAGAATTTAGATAAGAGAACATTCCAGCAAGAATATCTTGCAAGTTTTCTTACTGCTGCAAATAGAGCAGCATATAATTTTAGTAGAGATATTCATTGTAGAGTAATGGATAAATCTCCAAGAATGTTTTGGGGAATCGACTTTGGGGTAGCATCATATATGACTGCTATCCTAATGTGCGAGAATACAGCAGGAGAAGTTTATGTGTTTGATGAAATTGGATTACAGAACTCAAATACATTTGAATTGGCAAAGCTAATGCAAGAAAAAGCACCAAGACTTCCAGTTTATCCTGACCCTGCTGGTAAAGCAAGAACAAGTAATAGCACAAAGTCTGACCATATGATATTACAAGAAGCTGGGTTTACAGTCATTAGTAAGAAAGCTAATCCAACTCAGAAAGACAGACTGAATGCTTTGAATAAGATGTTAGAAGATGCTACAGGTAAGCATCGTTTATTTGTCAATCCTAACTGCAAGAATCTGATTAGAGATTTAGAACTTTGCACCATGGAGAATGGACAAATATTAAAAACAGAAACCTTATCACACTTTTTAGATGCTTTATGTTATCCGATGGATTATAGATATGGCTTCAAAGGACAAGCAAAGGCAATAGAATGGTAGAATTAATCTTAGGATTCTGTTTAGGGGTTATAGTTAGCATGATAAGTGCTATGGTATGGGGATACCGATTAAGTATAAAAGAAGATAAAGAAAACAAAGAACTCATCAAGGAGTTCACAGACAGATATATAGAAAATATGCAGTCTGATGAGATAAAATTTTATAAAAGGTATAAATCATGATAATTTATAATTTGACAGAAAAGATGTTGTATGATCTACTCATGGAAACCATTGAGGATGGATACAACAAAGAAATGGAAGAAAGAGAAAGATTGTTAGACTACTATGAAGGAATCAATCTTGAAAACGATATTAAAGGATACTTCGATAGTGAATCTCTTTCACAAATACCCCCAATGTATATCAATCTTGTAAGAAACATCATATCAAGGAGAGCATTGGTATATCAACAAGCACCAATCAGATACAATGAAAAATATACAGAAGTCATTGGGGACTTAGATTCATTTATGAAACAATTTGAGCAACTGACTTACTTATTAGGTACAGAAGCATTATACACTCATTGGGATGATGTAAACAAGAAACTAAAGTATAGACCAATCCATTTCTTTACACCATTCTTTAAACCAAACGAAGATGAACCTTTTGCTATTATGTATCAAGCAGAATCACATCTACAAGCACGAACAGAAGATGCACAATATATGTTTTGGAGTAAAGACACAGAAGATATGGAAGGGAAACACTTTATGATTTCATCAAGAGGTGCTATTACTTCAATAGTTCCTGATGATAGAAATCCTTATGGAGATATCTTGCCATTTAACATAGCACATAGACATCCATTCACTAGAGATTTCTTTAGAGAAGGTGCTTCAGATTTAGTTGATGGTATGAGAAGTATCAATATTATGCTAACAGAATTAGCTTTGCATGGTAGATTCCAATTAGGACAACCAGTCTTTACAGGATTAGATACTGAACAACGAATCCAAATGGGACAAGACAAAGCATTAGTATTGCCTGAAGGTGCAAACTTTAGTTATGCAACACCAAATGCAAATGTCCAAGCAATGATTGAATCAACCAAGTATATGGTAGATAGTATTGCACAATCCAATAATGTAAGAATTAATTGGACTGATAAGAGTCAAGAATCAGGATTATCTAAGAAGATGAGTCAATTAGATTTAATGGATGCTTTAAGATCAGACACAGAACAAATCTACAGACCATTTGAGAAAGAACAGTTTAGAATTGCTAAAAGAATATGTGAAGTATCAGGTGGTATTAATCTTGGCGACCAGTTTAGTGTAGACTTTGCAGAAAGAGAAGTACCAATGAGTACAGATGAGGAAATCAAATATTATTCTTGGGCATTCCAAAATGATTTAGAAACAAGACAAAGTTATTTAAGAAAGAAGAATCCTGACTTACAGGAACAAGAAATACAAGCTATTGTGGAACAGATAGATGCTGAACAACCACAAGCACAAGAAGAAACATTAATCGACCAAATCATTAAAGCACAACAATAATGGCAGAATTAAACTTTTATCAAAAAGATATAGAAAAAATCCAGAAGAAACTTTTGAATAAGATTGAGAAAGTTCTTGCTGGGCTTGTTGTATTAGATGATGCAGCATTAGCACAAGCATTCCAACAGATTGACTTTGTTGATGACCTAACTAAATTAGGATTTCCTGCTTTACTTGATAGAGTAAAAGGAAGTTATGATAAACAAGTAGTAACAACAATAGCTGGATTAAGTGCTGCACAACGAAGCAGACAAACAGTAGCAGCAGTTCAAGCTGTTGAGGTTTTAGGATTATTAGACTTATCAACTATCTCAGCAGGAGTTACAAGATATGCTAATGAATTAAAGACTGCTATGTTTCGTGGATTACTAACTGGTGCAAGTTCTGCAAGTATTATGGAAGGACTTAATCAAACCTATGGAGTAGGCAAAGCACTAAGCAGTAAACAGCAAGTAGCATTATTGAATGATAGCTTTGCAAGATTTGCAAGAACAACTACTGGAAAATTATTTGAAGATGTTCCTGAACAAAAGTTTGAATATGTTGGACCTAATGATGAAGTAACAAGAGATGTATGCCAGGCAACATTAGAAATGCAAGGCGAAGGTATGACAATGGCAGAAATAGAAGCAGAAGCACCTGTAAGTTTTGCAGATGGTGGTGGATTTAACTGCAGACATGAATGGATACCAGTATAATGAAAGCATCTGATATTACAAACTTTACCAAGACCAACTATGCACAATTAGCATCTCATGCAAGAGGATTAATTGTTAAAGATATGAACAATGGTGTAATGCAGAATGGTATCTTTAATTATAAGTCAAGAGATTATGCAGCAAGAAAGGCAACTGGTAAATTAGGAAAATTTAGAAAGAGTGATAGAGTAACCATGTTATTAAGTGGTGAAACAGCAAGAAGAATAAGACCTGAAGGCAAAAGAGATAGAGCATTATTAGTATTTGAAAGAGGAACTATCGTAGAAGCCAATGAGAAAAGAGGTTATAAAATTGCAGACCTAAGTGGAAAGAATAGAGATAGTTCTGCAAGATTCTTGCAAAAGATTGTTGATAGGAATGTGAAGAAATATGAAAGCAAACCTATCAATATTAAAATAGGTAAATAAAATAGGAGGGCAGGATGTCCGAAGAAACTAAAATAGTAGAAGAAACACAAGCAGTAGCAGAAACACCTACACAGGAACAAAATAATGAAGTCGGTAATTTAATTGCAGAAAGCAAGAAATATCGAACAAGAGCACAGTCAGCAGAAGCTGAGTTAAACGAACTCAAAGAGAACCTCAAACTTCAAGAACAACAAAGACTTGAAGAAAAAGAGGAGTTCAAATCTTTGTATGAAAAGATGAAGGAAGAAAACTCACAGTTAAAACCTGTAGTAGAACAATTCCAGATGCAAGAAAAACAAAGAAGAGAACATCTGCTGTCCCAACTTTCAGATGAAGATCAAGAGATATACCAAGACCTCCCAACTATTAAGTTGGAAAAGCACATTGAAAGACTGGGGAATAGAAAAGTGCAGGTATCTGATGCCAAAGAAGTTACTTCAAGTGGAAAGTTTGCCGAAAACACTAAATGGTCAGACCTAAGTGAAAAAGACAGACAAGAAGCAAGAAGAAATCCAAAACTTTGGAAACAGATAGTAGAGGGGTATAGAAACTAAAAACTAAACTATCTTTAAGGAGATATTAACATGGCAAATGTAACAACAACAACAGCTGCTAATTTTATTCCTGAAATGTGGAGAGATGCTATTCTTGACTATGCAGAAAGAAAATTCATTCTTCGTAATCAAGTATCTGACTTCTCATCTATGGTTTCAGGTGGTGGCGACATACTAAACATCCCTAAAGTTGCTGAAGAAACTGCTGCATCTAAAAGTGCAGACACAGCAGTAACTTATTCTGCTAACACAGATGGGGTAATTCAATTAT